CGGCTGATGCTTTCATGCTTAAATACTCCTGTTCTCGTTGTACTGTTTCATAGTGCTGTTGTTGACTCATACATCCTCCTTTATTTAGGTAGCGGCATCCAATGGGTAGGTTTTTCGTAAGTGGAATGCCAACTAGAATCCCAATAAGCGTAAGCCCAATAACCATCCCAGTAATCGGTCATAAACTTAGCAACCACAGGGCGGTCGTCCCCGTCAATTTTTTCCCAAAAAGTAGATTCTTGTGTATTTCCCCCTTTTAAGAGAACCCACGTGCCATCTTTTGGTGCTGTTTTTATAGGCCGCCATTCGCTCATAAACCCCCCTTATTTATTATTATACACACTTAATAAAACAAGTCAACTGTTTTTAATCAGTGAAAGTTTGAAACGCATCACACTCAACTGTGTGTCAATAATTCGCTTTTGTTTTTCCAGTTCTTTAATCGTAAATTCGAGCGTTTCCTGTTCGGTCGGGTTAAAAAATCTGTTCCATAAGGTTGCTAAATTCATTTTTCATACCCTTCCATCATCAAGTCAGCACATTCATGTAAAGCATCGAAAGCAAGTGGGCTTCGTCCGTTTGCTTCTGCTCTACATAACTCCGCACACTCTTTGCGTACTTTGGCTGAAACCAAATTTGCAAACCACTCATCACGCACGTCATGCCAGTCTGGGTGAAACTCGCCCCAGCCGAGCTTGTTGTCAGCGTATTTGTCAGCCGCTTCGCCCATGCTAATAATGTCGTCTTTAGTCATTTATGCCCCCAATGCGTTAAAAATAGCCTGCACTTGCTCATACGTCAGGCCGAAAGAAAGAATCATCAGCGCCGCAAAACTTACGCCAGCCAGCCCCCAGGTTATGCACTCCATTACAATACGTCCTATCATTTATCACCCCTTGCTTTAGCGATTGCGGAATCGCTGCGATCTAGGCTTGCTTGCGGTAACGGGTGGTTGTACGCGGCGCAAAGTTCACGAACTATTGCCGCAAGCTCGATATTGCACTCGTAATTGTCAGGCGCGGCTACTACTAGTTTGGCATCGGCTAAAACTTCCGGTAATCTTTTGTCATCGTGAAATATGACCTCATTGTTTGCGCTACGCACAGTCACATGAGTAGGCGTTTCGGTCAAAATCCACGGCGTTGGTGAATGTTTCATTTCTTACCCTCCAGCTCTTCTAATCTTTCACGCAAACAGTCTGTTAAATACGGGTAACTTGTGCCAGCGCTACCGTCTAAAATGACAGAGACAAGCGTTTCTATGCTGTAATTGCCGAAGCCAGCAATTTCAATTCTCTCGTCTTTGAAAATTACTGCGTATTTGAATATGCTCATTCTGCCCACCCGTTCCATGCGTGTACACGCTCTTGTTCAGCTTCTATTTTTGGTTGCCAGTATCCATAAACTAACGCCTCAAGCGCCGCCGCGACATTCTCCGCGCCAGTGCCGTTGTTGTGGTACTGTTTCATTGCTTTAAGTAAACGCTCGGCTATTGCCTTGCGCTCTTGTGTCATCTGGTCTAAAAAAATCATCTCGCCAGTGGCTTCTGCAACATTGTGTCCGGTGTATGGGTTCATCTAAATCTCCAGTCGATGAATAGAATTATACACACTTAAATAAGCAATGCAAGCCCCTTTATTCCATCATGTGAAAAAAAACCCGGCACTAGGCCGGGTGAGTTGTCGTTTTAACGACTAGGAGTGAAAAAACTTTATTTCTGCTCTTTTTGTTCTATTTTTTTGGCAATGTACTCAGCGAATAATAAGCATGACGTGTAGGTAACGTACTCTTTTTTTTCTGAGTCACACCACTCAAAAAAATGCTCTGCTTCTTGCTTAATAAATTCTCTCATTTTGATTGACCTCTACTGACAAACCAATACCCTAGCACAGCACTGGCCTGTCCGGTCAGCCACGCGAAAGCCTGCATGGCCGCGTCATATCGTTGGTCTATGCTCAGGGTGTCCCATCCAGCCCCTAAGCGTTCGACTAATAGCCAGTTCAAGTATAACGCCATGCCTACCAATAACAATGTCAGGCTTGGCCGTATCAAGCGCCTGAAAGCATCCGTGAGTATCAGCAGCCATGCCCAACCGCCAGCGTTCTTAACCGTCTCAGCGTCCAAGTTATCGGCTTGGTGCGCTTGTCCTATGGCGGTCATTCTGGCCGATTCTATGCTGCCCTCTGCCTCAGCAACGGCCACCTGTAACCTGCCCTCGGCTTCGACTTTGGCCAGCTCTCTATCTTCTTTTCTCAGCTCCAGCTCGTGGGCTTGGTCAAGTCGTCTGATCTCAATGTCGGCTTTTTTGTTCAGAAAAGCGAATACGCCGCCGATCAAACTACCAACAGTGCTCGACCCTAAAATCGCTAAAATGGCGCTTAACATGTCACCTCCAAAGTAAACGTCTTACCGCCTGCCCAGTCCATCATCTTTCTAAGTGCAGGCCGTGAAACAAGCCCGGCGCGTTGCATACGTCCGCCCGGTATCTTAATTGCGCCTAGTTTTTCGCATGGTGAAATGCATCCATGCAGTTGAGTTATCCAGCCAGCGGTTATATCCCCGGCTAGGTTTGCAGCGTGTATCAGTATATGACTACGACCGGGCACATTCTGCACCTTATAAACTCGCCCGAATCGTGGGCTATTGACTAGGGCACACTGGTAAACGCCTAGGGGTATGCAGCTTGCTTGTCGTTGGTTGTCGCGCCAAGGTAATTCGACGGTATGAACAACATTACCGCCAAAATGCAAACGGCTAAAAGTTCCTTGGTCTGTGCTGCTTCCACGTTTAAGCGTAACAATCATTTATCAAGTTTTTTGAACATTAACGCAAGCGTGTCGTCCACCTTATTAAAACCTCGGTGCATGTCGCCTTTAATGTCGGCTATGGCTTCTTTGAAGTCGTCACGTCTGACAAAATCATCGTGCATCTTTTGGTCTATGTCTCTCAAATCTGACTGTAGGCGGTCTTGATTACTTTTAATGTCTTGCCGCATACTTGTAATGGCTTCCCAAATTATCTTCATAACCCAGCCAAATGCCGCCCCAGCCGCTGCGAACACCCAGTTAATAAGCTCCTGCCCCATTTATCTGTCCAGACATACGGCAACAAGTTTATATTCTTTGACCTCTTTCATCAGCTTGGCTTTAGCCTGTTCACAGGTTTGTTGAGAACCGTGAACTGTGGTCACTTGCGTTATCGCGCCATTCGCTAAAATGAAAAAGCTGATTAAGTACGTCATTTTTCGACTCGGTTTAATCGTTGCTCTATTTGGGCAATTTTAGCAGTGGTGAGCTGGTCTGTGACTTTCAAATCCATAATATGACGATCTAGCACGTCTTGGCGCTGTACGACTTCCTTGCCAAGCCTTACCGCGTCTTCGAGTTGCGCTTTGAGTCCTGAAGCCTGCCAGCCAGCATAGAATAGGGTAGCGGCCAGCGTTCCAGCCATACCCATCAGCCAGGTGAAAGGCACCTCATACTTAACCACTAATGAACGGCTTGCCCTTTCAACCATGTTTTCTACACCTGCACGCAAATACCTCAAATAGTACATTTTTATCTACTGTCGGAAAATGTAAATAATGCCGTCATTTTATTAAATTTTTTTTGCCACCTAGAACAAACTCCAAATCAGCAGGGCTTGGTACTTCCTTAAAAGTGTAACGCCAGCCATGTGCATTCAAATCATCTGCAACCATCTCAGAACAGATAAGCCCTCCAACGTTCCGTGTACTTTTTCCGAAAAGATGGTAAATAGGGCGCAGTCCGAATAATAGGTAATCAATTATTCCATATCTGGCTTCGTCAGTGTCGAGTTTGTGGTCAAGGTATTCAGCGGTTATAGGTACTGGCGTGTCGATCAGCACCGTCTGCTTGTGTGCATAGGTTGACCACAATCTACGGCGGCGAATTAGGTGCATGTCCCAAAACTTCACGCCGTCAGTGAAGCCAACGTGATAACAGCTTGACCCGGTGAATATCTTGGTCAGCGTGCTACTGGGTTGCTTGCCGTAGATGAAAGCCAATTTCATAGTGTCGCAGCAAGTGCAAATAAGTCATCGAGTTGTTGAGAGGTCATCCCAAGTGACGCAGCCAAAGACTGAACAAGCGGTCTGTTTCGCTCAACGGCACTAGAAAATTCCCATTCAATACGCACTGCATCGCCTTGAGCTCCCGGCATTGAAGCGACTGCATCATTGACCTGCGTCAGCAGCCCCTGTTGCAATAGCGCCAGCCGTGCTTGGCGCATTGTGACGCTGGCAATGACAGGAACGGGTGGAGCATCAGCAGGTTCCGGCGTATTGCCTTCGGCGAGCCAGGCCTGATAGGCAGCATAGTCAGTATTGGCTGGGTCTGCTGGAATAAAAGCGCCGTCAGTGGTTCGTAGAATGCTGGATGTGTTGGTTAGTTTGTACATGGTTAAAGTTCCGCAGTTAAAGACTCAATACGATTAATTAACGTTGCATAACCAGTAGCTGCTGATTCTAAAGAGCAAATAGCTGATGTTGTTGTTAAACCTATAACTAAACCAGAGTAAGTCGTGTCCGGCGCTCTTACGTTGTTTGATGTTCCCGCTGTAACAACAGCTCTTGTCGGCACGGCTCTCATTGCTACAGGAAACAAAGCTAGAGCGCTAATTCGTTGATTAGCAACTAATGTGTATCCCGCAAGTTCCCCTATCGTATGCACTTGGTAATACCTCTGACACAGCGCCAACTCTACACCTATAGGCGTGTAGTCATAAGCGGTAGCAAACGCCCCCGGTTCCAATTTTAGCCGCCCAATAGTCCATGTTCCGCTAGTTTGCGCTCCAACACTTAATTCGACTTCTATTCCAGTTGTTGCCGCCGCTGGAACGCTAATTTGGGCGCTGTATCTTGTTAAGGTTCCGGTAACGGTAAATGTTCCAGTTCCTATTTGTGTTCTTTCTGGCGCGGCTAATGTACCAAACGCATCATTAGTATTTGCACGCCAAGCCGTCCAAGTAACTGTCGTCAATAAACTATTTGCCAAGTCAACCGATAAAGTCGCCGTAGTTCCCGCCAAATCTTGAGAATTTGCGGCTTCAATCCTTTGGGCAAAACCAATTTTTGTAACGCTGGCTGCGCCTGTAAATCGGTAATTAAACTGATTAGGCGCGGTTCCAGCAACCTGTTGACCTGTTACGTTAGCGCCAGTACAGTATCCGTAGAACCTGTCAATACAATACGCTAACGCTGCGCCAGCCGTGAAAGTTTGAGCTGCGCCATTGTTGCGTTGGTCAATCGCCATAGCGCCGTTGATAATTTTATTCCGAAATCCGGCAAATTGCGTACCATTAAGTGACGTTGCATTTATACCGCCATCTGCCCTTTGATACCCCACTACTCGCCACCCATTAGCAGGCGTTCCATTCGGTACTACAATTGCACTATCACCCGCCGCCGTGGTTATATTTGCTCCACCCGGTAATATCAGAGTTGTCGCGTTGTGGGTAAGGGTCAGAACTCCGTCAAATCTAAGGTAACGTGGCCCGTTGTAGTTCGTTCCGAAGCTCGTTATGCTTGTCATTCCGGTAATGTTGAGTAGTACCGTATTTTGTGCGCCAATGTCCGTAGTGGCGGCACTCGCCAAGTTAGCAGGCTGTCCTTGGCTGAAAAGCTGTTCCCATCGTAGCGAATCACCAGTCGCAGACCCCGCCGCCAATCCGGTTATTTTGTTGTTGCCAGCATTTAGGTTTCCCGTTATGGGCGTTTGACCGTCTGCACTCAAAGATTGAGTAAGTGCTGCGGCTATGTCATTGATTAGGTTTTGCCAGTCCACCGCAGTAGCTGAATTCCCGTTTGTTGCCGGGTTCCAGCTATTTGTGAGTAGGTTATAGGTTCCACTACCGTTACGTGCCATCTTGCTTTCCTTTACAATACGCCTATGGATTTTATTGACTTTTTAATCATCAAGCTCATTTTCTTTGCCATTTGCGCTTTCATATATCAGTTTTGGCGTTCATTTACTGGGCGGCAATAACGGGTGCGCTTAATTGACCAGCGCGTAAAAGGTCAATTAGTAATTGATTCGGAATATTGCCTGCACTTGGCGCTATTTGATTAGCAAGTGCATTTTGTGCGCCTTTTCCAAACATCAAAGACCTAGAAGCCGCCCCGGTAGCATAAGGAAGCGCCGCCAATGCAAGCCCCGGTACTCCAGCACCAAGGCCGCCAACAGTTCCAAGACCAATAGAACCCATAGCCCTGAGATTATGCGCCGCAGGGCTTCCCATTTGTTGACCAGCTTGGTTTATGGAAGGAAAAGCACTTGCAAATCTTCCAACTGTTTCAAGTTCTCCAGATAAGGGTTTTCCTTTTTCGTAAATTCTGCCAAGTACCCTAGCGTTTACTGTACCTGTTGCCTCATTCAAAGCTCGTTCTACAGTGTAAGTTTTTGCAATTTGTTTTCTTGCTTCTCTAAGCGCCGGGATTAAATCTTCTTTGCCAGCTTGAGCAGCATAATTTTCAAGGTTATTTTCTAATGTATTAGCCATGTCCCTGAAGTTTTTAGCTTTTAGCAAATCATCAGGGCTTGCCGATCTATTGTAAGCATTGAACCAGCCTTGAGCATCATTTCTGGCCTGTTTCAATAACTCTAAATCAATTTTAGCTTGGTCGGATATAGACGCAACTTCTGCATACGCTTTCCCGGCTGTTGATCGTAGTTTTTCTAGCGTTCCTTTTGTTAAAGGCATATCATCAGGCAAACCTAAAGCGCTACGTGTTAATTTTTCCGTTATATCTTGATTTTTTACCGAAGCCAATTGTGATGTGGCTTGTTTTCCAGAAAAAGATTCAATTAACGCATTTTTTGTTGATGGGCTTACTAAGTTAGGTGGAACAACATAACCAGCATCTATTGCAGCTTTTACGGTTTCGCGCATTGGCAATTCACGTTCAAATTTTGCCAATTTTTCGGCATTTTTTGCGGCAGCTTTCTGCCCCAAATAAGAACCAGCCGCTCCTGTTACTTTACTAACCACCGGAATAGCTGTACTAATTGCCGCCGCCGTTCCCGCATCTTCTGGGTTAATCATCCCCCCCGCCAGTGCGCCAGTTGTTCCTGCCGCTCCTGCTCTCAAAGCTAAATCAGCGGCTTTTGCTCCAGTCGTAACAGGGGCGGCACCAGTCGTCATGCCTGACGTTCTTAATGCGTTTATTAGAGCGGGTGCGCGTGAAGCTACACCGGGTATTATTCCAAGACCTTTGGCAAGCGCACTACCAGCGCCAGCGGTTCCCGCTATTTCAGTGCCTATTTTTCCGACTTGGAAAGCCGCTGATTCCGGGTCTGCGCCCATTGATCGCAAACCTTCTTCTATTGCTTGTCTGCGTTCAGGGTTTCCAATAGATTGAGTATTTCCCGCTAGCAAATCATAAGGGGTCAGCAATGTAGCGCCAATTGAGCCAGCACCACGAACCGCCCCCGCCGCAAGGTTTGCTTTTTCAGCTACAGAACGTCGAGCATAATCAGCAACACCTTTGCCTAGTCTTTGTAATAGGCTAGGTTCTTTTGTGCCTAAATAAGCATCAGGGTCAAAAGGTTTGTTGGCAAGATAAGCATCAGGGTCAAAAGCTGGCATTATTTCACCCCTAAACGTTTTTTAATTTGCGCCGACCTTGAATCATTAGGGTTAGCATTAGCCCAATCTAAGGCTTGTTGGTCTTGAGCAGAAAGCGCCCTGCCGCCACCAGTTGCATCTGTTGTTGGCATTCTATCTTTTGGCGGTTTTGCCAATCCAAGACCAAATAACCTGTCCAAGTTTGCTAATGCTGACCTGTTAGCTTCAATGCTTAATGTCGGGTCAGTCGCGGCTTGTAAGTAAAGCGTCATTTCAGCATTACTGTTCATTTGCTGCGCGCTCATGCCTGTTGCTTCTTTTATCAGGTTCATGAGCAAAGGTCTAGTTTGCGCTATTTCTTGCCGTTGTCTCTGGTTTTCTGTTCCAACAGCACCACCAACAGCCTGCCCGACACCGCTAGATCTTAGTCTTGCCGCAATGTTTGATAAAGCGCCCTGCTGCGTGCTTGTTATGCCGCCGCCTTTTTCCAAAGCATCATAACTGTTACTTAGTTGGTTGATAACAGTAGATAATTCCTCTTTTGCTTGCGTTTTTGTTTTTTCTTTTTGCAAACTTGCCGCAGCTTGCGGGTTGTATAAAGGCATTCCTTGTGCTTGAGATTGAGGCAATGTTATTGCTTCGCCTTTTGCTCCAAGAACAGTGACATTCTTTTCAGGTCGCAAAGAGGCTTGTAAATTTGCCATATTAGCTTGAAAAGCTCTGTTTTCTCTTGCTAATTGCGCCTGAAATTCCCTTTGAGCTTGCGCCATCTGTTCGCGGCTTGCATTTTGTTCGCGCATTGCTTCCAGCCGCATTTGTTGTTGCATTTGCAGTTGCTCAATGCGTTGCTGGTTTTGCAATTCAACTTGCTGTCTTTGAAAATCTCTTTGTGCTTGTCTTTCTTCTCTTTGGGCTTGCAATTCTGGCAAGCGTGTTATTCCCTGCATCCCCATTTGACGTAAACTAGGGTCTGGTGCTTGCATTAGTGCTTGATAGGCTGCTGGTATGTTTTGCGGTTGGGCAGGCTGTGGTGGACCTGCAACATCAGGCGGCAATACTTCCTCTTGCCTGTCCTCCATGTTTTCAGTAAACCCGCGTAAGGCATCGGCTACAGCTTGCTGTCGTGTAGTTTGTAGCTGTCTTAGCTCATCTTCTGCCATTTGCTGACCGCGAATACCACCAAAGCCACGTAGTCCAGCAGCTAAATACTCAAGCGCATGGGGCGCAACAAATCTACCCCCTACCATCCTGCCTTGTGGGGCTTGCGCTTGGGCTTGTTCGCCGTAGCGTCTGCGTCTTGCGTCTATTAGTTGTTGTTCTAGGTCAAAGTCTCGCATTTATCTTTTCCCTATAAAATTACCAAGCAAAGAACCGCCACCCGCTACAGGAAGTCCAGCAATACCTAGCCCTAACCCAAACAATCCTCCCATCATCCCACTGCTTGCGGCTTGGTCAGCGTTGTATGCGTCCATTTGTGCGCCATACCCTAGCTGCGCGGCTTTCATCATGTCAGGACCGGATGTCGTTGCTTGTTGCGCAAACTGTTGGAACTGCGGGGCTTGCACTTGGTTTCCAGCGCGTAGGGCATTTATCAGGTTAAGCGGTCGGTCTTGTAAGTAGGCTTGTTCTTGTAAGGCAGCTGCGCGGTTAGCTTGGTCAAGGTTTATGCCTTGTAATGCAGCCTGTAGCCTCAAGTCGTTAGCTTGTTGGCCTTGTATTGCCATTTCTCGCGAGAAAGCATCTGAGCCTAGCCCAATGCCAGTGTTTGCTAACCGTTGCCGTGTTGCTTCTTCTTGTGACTGTAGCTGCGGGTTAAGTCTGGCCAGTAATGCTTCTTGCGCGGTCTGGCCTACGTCAATCGCACGTCTAGGTAATGCACCAACGTCTAATTCGGGGTTTTCAAATATCGAGCGCACACGGTCAAAACCAAGGTTTGCCACTTCGCCATATTTACGGTTTAGGGCTAGTTGTTGGTCTAACGCGGCCTGTGCTTCAGGCGTAAGCTCCATATTTTGCTCCCAGCCTGTATCTGGGTCGTATTCCATGAAGTCTTCGGGTTTTGGTGCTGTTCCTTGTCTAGTCTCAGGCGTTACTGGTTGAGTTGTTGCCCAGCCAGGTCTAGCACCGCTACCGGGTGAATCACCACCATAATCAGTCATGCTGGGTTGTTGCGGCACGGCTGTTTGCAGTAACGGCTGGTTAAAGTTTTGAGCAGCTTTGTTGTAGGCTTCGTAATTAATCTTACCCACAGGCGTTTGTTTATAGGTTAAACGTCCGTAGGGGGTGTATTGATTGATACGGTTAGCTCGAATAGCAGCGCGTGTGCCTTCTAAGTTGCCTCGTGCTGTTTCTCGTGCGGCTTTTTCATAATCGGGTGCGGGGGGTGGGCTAGAGCTGCACATATTTACCTCAATTCATAAACCATTTCGGTTGCCATATTCTTAAAACCCATTCTTTGCCATAACTTACTGACTCTTAGGTCAGTCACGGCTGTACAATAGGCTTTTTGAACGTCAAGTTTTTTTAGTTCAGCCAATATATGCTGTACTAATTTCTTGCCAATGCCATTCCGATGGTTTCGGGTAACGAATAACGCATCTTCTTTGGCTATTTTATCACCGTTGTGCATATCATTGGTGATATAAATCAAACAATATCCGACACATTCAGCGTCGTGTTTTACAATAAAAAACTTTAACCAGCCATCATTATTAAATTTGATGTACCTGTCTAATTGCGGGTTAAATGGCGAAGTTTTTATGCCATCTTTTTCTAATCGTTCTTTCATTTCTTGGTAATGCTCACTTGTCAATCGGAAAAAATCAGGCAAATTGTTTGCTATTTTTGCTTCATGAAAAGTGTACATATTTAGCCTTATAAAACAGAGTTTGACGGCTGGAAGAGATAATCGACATTGTTAAACCTGACCTCAGAGCCGTTATTCTGTACTTTCAACCTTAACGACGCACTGTTTGCCACAGCGCCTACGGTATTCCATCCGGTAATCGGTCTCAATCCTCCACCCCAAACCATCGTTCCCCATACCATCGAACCCCACACCATGCCCGTGGGTGGCGTGTAATTAAGCGTTCCTTGAGCGTCTTGGGCTAAATAATCAGTGTTCAGTCCGTAAAGTATCGACGGGCTGCCAGTCGTCAAAAGGTACGGCCTGACCATCGTGAAATACTTGTTAAACGCTTTGTTACCGAAGTAATTAAAGGCAGGTAAGCAGTCAGCTTGTATGGGTGTCGTGTTGTCTAAGTCACCTACCCATGCTTTATAAACCCGCGTATTGTCTGCGTAATAAAGTCCAGTCGAGGCATGTAATAGCACGTTAGCGTTCCAGCCAACAAACTTTGTCCATGCGCCAGTAATCGTGTTTTGTGCGTACTGGTAATTACCGCCGGGGTTCGGTACGTTCAATAGCATCATGTTTGCGTCAGGGTAGAGCGTCAGTTGCCACCCAAACGACGAGCCATACGAGTTCGCTGCAATAGATACGCTGTTTTGTATCTTGTCAGTCAATGCCACGCTTCTATCCACGCTTGCCGACAAAAGACCACGTCCTAACGGAAAAACGCCCTCTGTTGTGTTCACTGCTAAATCCCCGCCGTACTTCTCAGCACATCGACGGCCAAGCGGTTTGCCTAACTGAAACACCCCGACTATTGAAAAATCACCACCCGCGCCGGGGTTGCTGCCTCTGTAAATCGCCACTTCGCCCATCGTTGAAATTACGACAAAGTGATCATCAGCACCCGCGCCAGCGTCCACCGTCCATGTGTAGCAGGCCATAATCGAGCCGCCATCGCGGAAAATGGCGCTCATATCTAACGTACCCACCGCCCCACCTACTTGGCCAACGGGCAGGAATACTACCTGCATGCTGTTTTTGACCACAAAATACAAGCGTGACTTGAATACGCACACATGCACCAAGTTAGTTGTCGTCACCCCGGTTATCGAGGGCGTTGACGTTCCATCTATTGCCGTCCATGTCGTGCCGTTGTATAACTGGGGTCTGTCTTGTCCGTTCACTAGGTACAGAAAAGACCCGCCAGCAGTAGTAACGTTAGCGTGCTGCCATTGTGCTGAAGTCTGCCCGGTCACGACTGCCGCGCCTACCGCTCCGGCTGTAGTTACGTCAAAAATACCCGTACCCGCTGCGGCGAACAGTTTTGAACTTCCACTTGTCGGCAAATACTCCACCAGCGTCTGCACTGCGTTAGTAAAACCTGTCACATGGTTAGTGCTGCCTTTTCTTACCCCTACATAGGAAGGGTACGGCCACCAGTTGTCAAGTATCAGCGCATATTGCGGTTTCATATCAGCAATGCTGTCACGGTCATTAAGACCGCCAACCGGGGCAGGTATTGAGGTAGCTCGTGCTGTTGCCATTATTTGACACCCATCAAGCCCATAGGCTGATTGTTGCGTTCTAGTATTTCAGCGGCTTGTTTGTATGCTAATTTAGGTTTTACTCCTTGCTGTATTAATTCTTGAGCTTTTTCTTGTTGCAAAAAAACTTTTGATTTTCCAAGAGAGCGCATAGATTCGGCCAAATTTAAAACATGATCAAATTCATCGGCATTTACATTTATTATATTTTGCGAATTAAATGGGCCTTTTGAATGTCCAGAAATTCTTATTTGTTTTTCGATAAATCTTCCAGTTTGTGGGTCAAATACTTTTAAATAACTTGAAGGCCCAGCCGCGCTTCCAGAATGTTGCAAATCAACATTAAACCCTTTTTGTTTTAACAAATCTGCCAAACGCTCTGCTTCGCTTTGAATCAAAGCTCTACCTTGATTTGGCAAACCTTCTGTAAGGTATAAAGCGCCCCTCTGTCCACCATACCCCGGCGTGTTCAGGGTTCTGGGTGCGGCTAGGTTTTCCAGTCCTCTATTTGCAGCAGCGGCTATTTGTGGGGCTTTCGCGGTTGCTGCCATAGGTACTATCATGCCCAAAGTTTCCCCTGCCAGCTTCGGTATTCCATCCTGTACAGGTACGGTCAAACCCATGTTTTCCATCCATTGAGACCCACCTACAGGAGCTTGGGGAATAGGCATACCTACTTTGCGAAGTCCAGCGGCTATTAAGTCCACCGGGGCAGACACACCACTAGCCACCGTGTTTGACGCGCTTTGTACGGTATCGCGTAGTGCTTTAATAAGGGCTTTTTTGTCCATAATTAACCGGGAAAGTTGCCGTCCTGTATGTTCCACTCAGTCAGCAATATATTACGCGGCAAACCACCAAGCGTAAGTTTTTGCGCTGACTTGTCCTGTGCTTTAATCGTGTCAAGCATGGTTCTAAACTCTGCCAAGTCAAAACTTGCGTCCAGTCCTTTAGAGGCTTTCCACTGTACTTTTAGTCCCGTCACCATCAGCGAATCGTCAAATATCGCTCGGTCGGTATCGGCTGCGTAGGTTTTGCGAGTAACGCCGCCACCTGCATCAATCCAGTTTTTTGAAATGTAGTAAAAAGACAGGTTCAAATCACCAGTCGGCGGGTCAACCTCTAGGAAGTTGTTAGCAATTCTGAAACGTAGGTTCGGACCATCGCTGATAATTGCTGATTTATAAATCTGCCATTCTTGAGTGGTTGCAGGTCCTATAAGCGGCCATTGTGACGTTCTATCCCACTCCGTCTGGGGTATTTGTCTGCCCCAGTCACTCGGTAGGGCGTATTGAGTCTGCCCCTGAACCGTAGTAAAGCTGTGTTCAGTATTCAGCCTTTGCCATTCGCCTTGTGTGCAAAGGTCTCGCCCTAGCCGGTTGACTAAGGCAAGTAGTTGTATGATCTGCGGGTCATTGTTCCCGATAACCAATGTCGGGCGGCTTACACCCAGTTCACCAGTAACCTGCTGCACTAGCTCTAGCAGGGTGTAATTCATAGTTAGCCCTCGACGGTTTCAGGTTCTTTGCGCGGTCGTCCGCGTTTCACTTCCGGGTTTTCTAGTGAGGCTTTGAGCGCTTCAAATTCGTTTCTCAACCGCTCGTTTTCGGCTTGCAGTGCGTTAATAGGCGCATTTCCTGCCGCTGCCGCTAGATAATCCCGCGCTTTCTTTCTCAACTCCATCCAGCCCATTCCCATGCGCTGTAATGCGCCATCGTTTACTTCGGCTAGATTTTCTACAGTCTTAATACCAAAATACTCGGCTTCTTTGCATTGCGACTTAGTAATCTGCGGCCATTGACTTAAAACCGTGCCAATCACCTCACCCGCCATGCCTGCCTCAAACTCGCGCCACTGTCGAGCATACTTTTGCTTATAGTGCGCGTCTGCTTTTACTTCTAACACATTCAATCTATCACCGGGGTGTTGAATGCGTACAAACGGCATTTCTTTGTAAATCGGTCGGCCTGCTTTTTCGGTTTCCGCTTTCAGTTCCACCGATTCCATGTAAAACTCTACAAAACTGCCAGTCTGAGGGTTGCTCATTTGGACTCCATAAGGTTAAACAACAGGGGCAAATGCCCCTGCCCACTTAGTAAGTGACCCAGTTGGTACTATTACGTCCCAACAATCTCGCCTGACCACCAGCCGCAACAGAAAACGCGGCGTTTGCTGACAGCGCGTTAATAGCACCGCCAGTAGCCGGGTAAATGTTGAGAGCGTTAGCGCCAAGATTCTTTACAGTGACTTCTGCACTAGGTTCAGCCGGGGGCAAAATAACTCCAGTACTGGCTGCCGCTGTCGTTACTATGACATGAGCGCCAGTGACCAGAGTTGCTGTGCCTTGAGTTGAACCCGCTGCGGTCACGTTGTCCTGAATGTCGCCGCACACCTGTTCAGTAAGTGCAGCAGCCATTCCGACACCCATACACCGTGAAGGGTAGCTCATACGTTACTCCTTAGACAGAAGCAGCAGAGAACCAGCCACGATCACCAGAAGCCATAGCAACAGCAGGTGAGCGGTAAGAACCGCCCGTTGCAGTCACTAGGAACGTGGTGGCGTTGACGGTACACACTGCGGTCGATGCGGTAATGGTGGCGTTAGCTTGTGCGTACACATAGCGACGGCCATCAGAACCAAAGACCTGAGTGCCCAACTGCGGCGCGTCTTCTGCACCGGAAGCGGGACCCACATCAGCGGCCAGCGTGATCGAGTTAAAGTCACATCCCAAAACAGGGGTAACGGTAATAGGGAAAGCCATTTTAGTATCCTTTCAAAATTAGTCGGTCAGAACACCTTGGTAGCGAGGACCTGAACTTGTCAAGTTACCTGCCCAGCCAATCAGGCGCACCATTGCATCTTGGTTGACCGACATACGATCACCACCAATAGGCACAAAGTTGCGGTCACGGTGCGGACGGAAAAACAGGTATTTAGTATTCAAGAAGTACATGCGGTTGGTGTTCAACTGACCACCAATGCCGCCATCCAAGAACACATCGCAGTTAAAACCAGCGCCGAAGTATTTCAGGCTAGTGAAGCCAGCACCTGCCGAAGTCTCGCTAGAAATACGCTGAATTGCTTGCAGGCTTTCCAGATAGAAACGATAGTAGTTGTTACCTGCCACGATAATATCGGGGCGGTCAGCACCACGCACTAACTGAACTGCTACACGGTTCATATACGATTGAATGTTAGCAGCCGAAGCAGCAGCACCGCCATCGGTCGTAGCATCAAACGCAATGTTGCGCCAGAATGAGAAGTTGGCACGGTTAATACCGCCGTAGGTTCCAGAACCGGGCGAAGCAGAAACAGCCAGAGCCAAGCCAGTGATGTCCTTACCGCCGTTACCCGTGCCGTCGGAGTAAATACCAGCCGAGATGTCGTTCATCAGTTGGGCTTCGGCAACCTGAATGCGGCCTTCTAACAAGTCAATAATCTGTTCTTTACCGCTGTTTTGCAGCATTTCAAGGCCAGACATAGACACAGCGGCAGCGTATTGCTTAAGGTCAAACTGAGCGGCGCTAATCGGGCTGTTCGGGGTAATGTCAATAATGTCATACCCAGAAAACGAACCAGCGTTTTCAGTAGTGGTGTCGTTGTACATTACTTCTTGAAGAATGACGTTACCGCCAGAGAATAATTTCTGGTTGCCGCGTTCTTTCAGTTTATACAGTAATGCGTTGTTGTTGGTACAGTTGTCAGCCAGCGCACCAGAGCGCGACTGAATAGTGGTGGCGACAATGTCGCTTAAGTTGGCAAACGTAGCCATGACAATCCTTTCTGTTAAGAATCAAATTGCGCGGCGAGAATATCTCGCAGCGAACCTTTATTACCGGGCTGAACCCCAGAGGAAGCAGGACTAGAGCCTTTTACACTCACTGCGGCGGTTCTCGCCTTTTGAGCTTGGGCTTGTTCTAGTGCTTTTTTCTGAGCTTCGGCGCGTTGCTGATCTAACAGGG